TTCGCTTGCGGGCGAACAGTAGTAGGGTGTATCGTAGCGTTCTGTAAACTCGCCACCGCCCATCAAGTTCTTCTTTGTAACATAGGTCTGATGGATTTCAAAGCGGTAGCCTGCTGAAGTAGGATAGCGCCGTTGGGTAAGGTGTTCTAGGGTTGCAAAGCTCTCCACGTCGTGGTCTACTTTGGACACAAGGCGCTCGCCTGATTTAGTACGGCTGTCCTTCTTGTATAATTCTACTGTAAACATAGTTCGTTCTCCTTAGTGTATGTGTGTATTATAGCAAGGATTTACCAATCTGTCAACCATTTAGGTGTTGTATTTTAGCCACATAAGGTGAACCCCCACGTACTTCACAGTAGGCGGGGGTTCGGGTTTGGCTTACCCGGGAGCGAATCGGTTGGGCCTATTAGGGACACTACCCCCTAATTTGATTAGAGTGACATGCCCATTGACTTGGCCAAATAGCCTAGTGCAACGATTTCGCGTGATGGGCGTCCCAACTCGTATTCTGTTACGGTAACATTGTTGCCAGCGGTACGTGTGTTTGCATAAACAGCGTAACCAGCTTGACGGATACGTGATGCTTCTGCACTCAAGTTACCTACGCCAAAACGCTTCTTGGCTTCTGAAGCAGTCAATTTCTGACCAGCTTGCAATGCGGCAAATACCTTGCCTGTCTTAGTTTCTAGATTAATTCTTTTCATCTCTTATTTTCCTTATCGGTTTAGTGCTGTAACCTCACAGCGTCCAACTATTGTATACTCTATGCGAGTCCTTGTCTAGCCTTTTGGAGTTTTTCCTCTTTGGCCATTTCCCAAGCACGTTCTAGGTTAGGGCTGGTTAAACCAATCTTATCCTGAAACAGTTGAGAGATGCTATCTAAGATAGGAAACCGCATGGCAATCTCTTCAGAAGGTTCCCACCAGCTGTAATCTATCTTAGGCCCGCATTCTTTCTTAAGGACCTGCACAAGGGCAACATCACGCAGTTGAACAGTCAGCTTCCACTTTCGCAATACGATCGCTTCAGCCTGTGTCCAGTGCTTCTTTGCCCAACTATTTCGTTTAGCCTTCTTCTTGGCATCACGAACAGCATCAAGCCTGCGACCAAGGAGTTCGATCTCCTCGCCCGCATTGGCCCAATACTTAACGTGCCCAGTGGGCACATATTCTATATTACTCGGCTTTCTTGATGGAAACATTAGCACGGAAGAACGCTCCTAGGATGATCACTGCCAACCAAGTTTCGATTGTGTAAGGGATTGCCAGGCTAGGGAATAGCGTATTGGCACTCCAGATTGTAGCCAGCGGACCAATCGCAAGGATCAGAACCACTAGGGCAATCGCAAACAACACTCCAATCAATTTACTCATATCGCTCTTTCTAAGTTAAAATCCAGAACCCCTTGAGCGGGGTCTGGGGTCTATTACATCAACGCTTCGCCTACTTTGTCCATAGCTTCCTGGACAGTCATCTTTGGCTCAACTGCCGGAGCAGGCGCTTTGGCTACTTTGGTAGCCGGAGTCTTCGTTGCTTTGGTAGCAACAGGCTTAGAGACCTTAGCCTTAACCGGAGCCTTAGGAGTCACGCCACGCTTATCAGCGGCTGCTTCTAGTGCGGCACGAACAGCCTTGTTACCGTTGTCGAAGTCGATCTTCAACAAGTAAGCAACAGCATCTTCTTTAGTCATTGGAGTCTTCAACTCAACGATATCGATGCTCTTGTGACCGTTCTTCTGAAGAACCTTAACACGGAGACCATCGTTCGCAAAACGAACCTTGAACTCGCCATTAAGACTTGAAACGCCTGCATGTGAATATGTACTCATATCATTACCTCTTTCTGTGTGTGTTAAATGTGTTAGAAACTTCTCTAACTGTTACTAGTATAGCACCAAAGTGCCCAAATGTCAACCCCTAACTGTTCATTGTTTCGTAAGGGCCAAACTCTTCTTGTGGCTTTTCTGCCACACCATTGATCTCCATCCAAGCATAGACAAACTCAACTGGTATGTCCAAAGTCTTAGAGATGTTCTTCTCTGTCAATCCTTCGATATACAGTTGCTCGATATCGTAGGCATACATATCCAACTCAGCCATTCTACTCATTTGGTTTTTCCTTTGTTAGTTGTTTAACCATCCATTCAAATACTTGTTGCTCAGTCATCAAAGGCCTCCTCGCCCATTTCAGTTACTGTTTCTTCTGTGACGCCCAAGTCAATGATTCGGGCTGTCTGATCTTCGTTGCTGACACCCTGGAACGCAGTACGGAAGCTCTGGTTCTCAGCTAGGAAGTCGTACACATCGTATCGATCCCAGCTGTCAGGCACTTCAAGTTCTTGGTAAAGGTGTGTGCGTACAATTACCTTCTTCATGCGAACTCCTCTTCTTTAACTTTAGACAACGCAGTTGCCAAACGCTTCCAAGCGCCAGCAGGACCCTTCTTGTAGAACCACTTGCCTGCTTGCTGATCTTCATCGTAGCGGAACAAGTAGAAGTACTCAGCACCGCAGTGATCGTAATGTGTCACTGCCTCTTTGGCTGTGTCAAATCGTTTGTACGGAGCAGTCTCACCTCTGTCGCGTCCGTAGAACGTACACATATTCTCAGTCAACAGTTTGAACGCTTCGACTTCGTCTTTAGGCAAGTCAAACTGGCTAAAGGCGTGCTTCTCACCAATCTCAGCTCGCAAGGAACTCAAGTCACCTAGCGCAATCAAGTTGTTGACCTTAGGGCTTGAAGCATAGTGCTCGTTGAGGATAGCACCGTTGTGCTCCAAGTAACCATCCCAGTGGCAGTAGATTGCTTTGACTACTTTGGTATTTGGATTCTCAATACCAATCATTGAACGTGTACCCATTTCAGCTCCTTTAGTGTTTAAGTGTATAGTATAGCATCAAACTTTGGTTTTGTCAACCGGTGTTATTAATAACCCTACTGCCTATGCAGTTTCTTCGTCTTCCAAAAAGTCCTCTGGAAAGTTCTTGCGATCGCACTCTTCCCAGTAGGCTTCTTCAGCCTCCAAGTACTCTTCCATCCACTGAGCATGCCAGTGCTTCTTGGGCAGGGCCCACATCCAAGTATAGCGGAAGTACTCGGGATTCTCTACCTCCCAGGTGTTCTCAGCACCCTTCAAGGTCTTCTTCATCATCTTGTTGAAGTGTGCCTCTCCCTCTGCATCGTTGAGCAATAGGGCGTAGAGGCGAGCCTTGCTCATCTTCATTCTACGCATCACAACAGGATCCCAACCCGGATCCCAACTACCGTGGCTGATAGCTCGGCACATCTGTTTGTAAGTACAAGGAGTCACCTCAACGGTCTTTCGGATTGTCAGCTTCATTGTTCGCTCCTGTAGTGTTTAAGTGTGTAGTATAGCACCAATTTACCAGTTTGTCAACCATCGATCCAGCAATCCCTGGCTAACTGTGTGGTTATTGTGTCCCCACCGATGTAGTCCCCTGAGAACCCATGCTTGTTCTCTAGCACAAGACTAACCCCAAAGGATACAGTCTTCTTGATCTCTACAATCACACCCGACTGCTCGATGTCTGACTTAAAGCCTACGACATCTCCAATAGTGACCTCTTGGCCCTCAACTATTGCTTTCATTCTGCGTCCTCCTCGACCTTGTCGTTCAGTGCGTCAAAGCAATCGTTGATACGGTCGTTGTCTGCGGTAAAGAAAGTGTAGTCGCCTACAGTAACACGACCTTCGCCTTCTTTGACATACTCGAAGCCACCGTAGTAATCAATGCTTCGGATGTTATGATTAGGCACGGCAATGACTTGGTCGTTAACGTCAATCATTACACGACCGCAACGGATGTCTAAGCCAATGTCACTTGCAGGCACCTGCTCGAAGTTGTTGCGAATGTTGCGCTCCACTACCTCGTTGACAGCGTCAATCATATCCAGTGTGCTGTCGAAGTCTGCGTCTGTAAAAAATCCCATGTTGCTCTCCTAAGTGTTTAAGTGTGTAGTATAACAGGTTTTACCAATCTTGTCAACCCCTATTGTGCAAAGATCTCTTTGCTGAGGATCTCGTCTTCAACAATTTGGTGACAGCTATTGAGCGTGAATTGCATGATGAGGTATGCAGTAGCTTTGGCCTCTGTGGGCATCATCTCAATGTATGCCTGTATCTCTGCAAGCGTCTTAGTTGCAAAGAGTCCGCTACGTGGGATTGGGTTGTTTACGATGTTGTACATGTGTCGCTCTCCTTAGTGTATGTGTATATTATAGCACAGGTTTTACCAAATGTCAACCGAGCAAGACTACCCGGCGTTGTGATTCTACAACACCCTCGTCTTCATCGTCGTAGTCCTCGTTAGCTACTTTGTCCATGCGGTGGTACTCGCTAAACTCTACAACACCCTCACGCACATCGCCTACCTTAGGGGCAACTTCTGTGCGCCAGTGATCGCCATAGTTGTATGCATAGTGGACTTCCATGTCTGCGTCGTAACCCTCTAGCAGTTCAATTAAATCTCTTACTAACATAATAGCTCCTTCTTAGTGTCTATGTAAACATTGTAACACAGGTTTTACCATTTGTCAACCAAAGACCCTACTGTGCGCAGGGTCTTTGTTGCGTAATTACAACTCCATACTCGCGTAGCCGTCGTCTTGCATACCTTGTTCTGTAAAGCTAACGTCTGTCCCCAGCAAAGCACTAATCGCATCGCTAAAACCGCTGTCCGTATACATACGCCAGCTCCCCTCTACTTCACTGCCGTCTACACCGTCTACGTTATAGCAAACTGCAATGTGTATGCTAGTGTCGCCACTGCCATCGCCGTAGTCTGTCTCGCTAATGTGTATGCTTGTAACTGTAACTGTCTCTAGCTCGCAGTCCCATATGCTGTCGCCTGCTAGTTGCACTTCTACATTGCACTTGTACTCTGTGTTAGTAGTGTCGTCCTCAACTTCTTTGCTTACAAAAGTTAATTTGTCGCTTACGTTAAATGTCGTTGCTTGCATAGTTTTCGCTCCTATTGCTTGTTAAAAATGTATTATAGCACAGTCTGTCCAAAACGTCAACCTACTGTGCAATAACCCTACACGCTAGTCAGTTATTTGCATTTCCACTAGTTGCTCTGCAAAGCCCCTCAGTGTGTCCTGTATGTCCTCTAGTGCATTGTGCAACTCGTAGCAGTCCTCTGTGTCGCCTAATGCTGTTTGCATACAGTTGTCTGCGTCCATCAATAGTGCAATTGCCTCTTGCAATTTTTGTGCTTTGCTTATGTTACTCATTTATACTTCTCCCTCTGTTAATTCCCAGCCGTTTAATTCCGTTGCATACACATTGTCTGCATATACTTCTACCTCGTCTGCAATCGCTTTCGCTTGCTCCTGCGTTTCTGCCTCTACGTGCAAATAATGTGTTTGTGTTTGTTTGTATACAAATGTCTGCATTGTGTACTCCTTATGCTAAGTCTGCTTTTACACGTACATACGTTCCGCCAAATGTGCGTGTTATGTAATCTCTAGCAACACAAGTCTGTGTTACTTCGTTTGCACAAGTAGCACGTAAGTAGTTTGCTAACGTGTCCGCATCCTGTGCATTGCTAAAACAAAACACTACACTACGTCTTTTGCTTGCTTTGTTTTTAGTTGTCCTGTCCGTATAACTTGCGCTTACGTTAGATACGTTACGTGCTAATGCACGTATTTGCTTTGTGTTAAACTGCATTGTGTTCCTTTGTTGCTAAGTGTTAATTATAGCGCACTTAGCCCAAAATGTCAAATGCGCTATGTATTAACCCTTACGCTGGCAGGGTTTCTAGTTCCGCAACCTCTGCACTTGTTAGCACTTTGTAGCCCTGCTTTTCTAAGTGTGCAATGTATGTTGCATTTTTTTGTGCTTTTGCTTTTGCAATAGCGGCGGGCATGGCTTTGTCTAGTGCATTGTGCAATGCAAGTAATCCCTTGCCGTATTTTATATACGCATGTTGTGCGGGGCCGGAAATGCGGGTACCCCCACCAAATACAAGTGCATTTGCTTTGTCTTCTGCTACTTGTTTAATAAAACTGTTCCAACTCATCTACTGCTCCTTAAAAACTTATTATAACGCAATTAGCCCAAAATGTCAAATACGTTATAAAAAGCCCTTACGGGCTGTAGGGTTATGTGCAACAAAACATATTGCTATTAATTAACTTATTATTTTCAATGTAGCGCAATACACTAATGTAATACTCGCGTACTAGGGTGTCCTGATACATAATACTATTGTGTAACGCTTGTGCGTCTTTGTTTTTATTAAATGCAACTAAAGCATTAATATTGTACGCAACGTCGTCTGCGTACATACTTAAACTGCTACTGTCGTCTCCATCAGTAACAAAAGTATTAATATAGTCCTCTGTAGTTTTAAGCATTAAACGCTGTAGTTTTAAAAAATGTACTGCTGTAACTTTACGCATAGGTGCTCCTGTTTAGTGTAAGTGTGTATTATAACATAAAAGAGAAACCCGCACAAATGGCGGGCTATTTTTAAAGCATTACAATGTTGTTTGTACGCAACACCGCTTTTGCTTTGTTAATTGCTTTTTCTATTTCTAAATCTGCGTGTTTGTAGTTTATGCTACAAATGTCTCCTGTTACAAGGGCGGCATTGCGTACTGTAATTTTATTATGTGCATCGAAAGTAAACACAATGCGAAAAGTGTTTAGACGTTTGTTAACTGTAACTTTTGCAAGTGCTGTGCAATTTGTTTGCATGTTTGCTCCTTTAGTGTTTAAGTGTGTAGTATAACACAAAAGGAAAAACCTGTCAACCAAAGACCCTACAAGTTAGTAGGCTTCTTGTAGAATATGTGCTGGCCAATCTGTTGTATTTTCACAACACTCTTGGACCACAGAGGTTTGACATAGTCCGCATGGTAGTAGGTGCTTTGGGCTAATGAGGGAACACGAACGCCCTTATCTAGCACGGTTCTTGCTACCGCTTGACTCTCAGCCCAGAGCTCGCCCTTCGGCTGTTCCCGGACCTTTCGCTTGTTCAGCGTCCATGAGAACTGGGCTTTCGAGTAGACCACATCGCAGATTGAGTTACCCCAATGACCCTGCTTGAGTCGGTTGAGGGTGACTTGGGCGACAGCGAACTTGCCTTCAATGGGTTCCACCCCTGCCTCGTGATAGATGTTCTTGGCCAGACATTGGGCGTCTGCTGTAGTATACTTGAGGCGCTCAGGGGTTCGAACCAGGAACTGTTTGATCTCTTGAACGTCATCATGTACCACCTGTATCTCTAGTTGTTGGAAACCAAGGACGGCTACAATAGCCGTCCCTGTAGCCCAGGTCTTAAGACTCGCCATCTTCATCCTCTTCTTCGATGGGGGGATAAAATGCTACACTTACTCCGTCAAAGCCCTGTAGGCTATCAACTTCGTAACGCACAGGGCAGGATTCAAGCCATGCCCAAAAGTTTTCACTTGGTGCCATCTTTTGACTCCTCTGCGCCTTCTTTAACCCAAGTGTAGAGTTCTTCCTCTTCCTCGTTCTCTTCTTCCCACATACGCAGGTTCTCTACGATGCACATGCACTCGTCAACTTCATCATTAATGGCTTTATCTACTTCATCTGCCGTCATATCAGTGTAGTCCAAGTAGTCATCACCATTCTCATCAAAGATGCCGCAGTAACACATACCCGATTCCCAATAGATCAACTTGACTCGGAAGCCAAGATCCATAAACTTCTCCATGGCCGCAATGGGTGGTGCCCAGGCTGAATCAAAGTTCAATTGGAGGTCGGTAGGGCTGTCCTGGCTAGCCTGACCATCTCCGCCTACATCCCACTTGGTTCCCCACTCGTTGACGCAGTAGTCATACCAGTTGGCATAGCCATGCACCTCTATGTTCCGGGCTGTATCCTCTTCCAGTTTCTTCTGTGCAGGGTCATTCTCGTCACCTACGCAACCTGCTACGATATGTAGGCTTGCTGGCACTGGGCAGAACTCTTCTAAGAGTTTACCATTGGTAAAGGCTGTCTTGGCCCGCTCAATCATTGCAGGGTCGTCGTGTTCTAGTTCGAGATAGTTGTTGCACCAATTAGGCATAGCGGCTCCTTAGATAGAAAGTTCGTAAAAAGAAACAGTAGGGTCGATACTGATCAACTCTTCTGCACAACGGAAAAGGTAACGCTGTTTGTCACGCAGGGCTTGCCCACGCACTTCACCGTCACAAGTCAAATTCTCTGGGCTCAGTTCGCTGTCTAAACCGTTAGCGATATCCTGACGATCTCGTGCGTTCAACAGGCTCAACGGCTTCTGATTAAAAATGGCACGCCAGCGATTCTTATGCTCTACATATTGTTCTAGTGTTGAAATATTCATATATGCTCCTGTGTGTGTTTAAGTATATATTATAGCGTCTTTGGTAAAACCTGTCAACCACTAGGGTTTCTTTTGTTGTTTTACTGCCACAAAGGTCCGTCCCCGTTTATCAAAGCGGATTGGCTTAGAGAACACCTTAGGCTCTACTATAGGCATACGAATGTAGGCCAGCATGTTCTCCTGCTTGTCGTCCAGGCAGTAGATATGGTTTGGAGTGTTGTGATCACCCCAGTCTGTGGTTTCTTGTAGCCACTTCATGATTGCACGAACACTTCTACGGTGTTGATGAACTTAACGAACTCGTCATACTTGACAAGGCTGTATGGACTGTGATTGTAAAACTCGTAGGGCATCTTGATCTGTTTGCCGTCTTTCCAGCACTCGTGGAACGTCTTAATGTTATCTTCTTCAACATCATCCCAGGTTCTGTATTCGAACCCATTGTAACTGTAATGTTTCATATCTGCTCTCCTTAGTGTATGTGTATATTATAGCACAGGTTTTACCATTTGTCAACCGAAAAAAACGCCCGGGGAGCCAAGCTACAACCCGGGCCAAAACGCATAAGTTGGGCAGGGATTCTCCTAAGGGACACTACCCCCTCGCCCCTGCCCGGAGCAATCGTCATGGATGGTTTTGGGAGGTGGCACCATGATTCACCCGCATCGTTTCGTAGAGACTTTGTATAGCGAAGTACCTACGGCACTCTCTACAGGATCGCACTTGACCCTATCCGCTGATTACTGTTGGGGATGTTTGATAGAAGAAACAGTTTTGAACCTGCCCTACCGTGCCGTCCACGGACTTGTCTATCAACCACATTACAGGCCAACTTGATCCGGCGTGCTTCGCCCTTTCGGGTCTGCTTTCGTGTAGTCCTAGTAGAGCCTAGCCGTCACTAGGAAATCCTCTACTAGGGTACCTACCGGAGTTGGTAACCCCTAATTCTTAATCTAACCTACTTGATGCGTAAGCTGTCAAACCCAACGCTCTCAAGTATTCTGCCATTGCCATCGCACCAGCTTCTTTGATGTCGATGTTCTGCACGGGCAACTCACCTGGATTCCAAATGCTCAGGCACTTTGGTTTGTAATCCTTCTTAAAGCCTGCCTTAATCAACTCTTTAGCCTGCTTGCTGTTAGTCCGATCAACGAACACGTCTACCCAAGCAAAGCCACAAGCGAACTGATCCTTACGACCCATCTTATTGTACATCTCAATAGATGCTTGCTCTGCTAGCTCTTTGCCTTTAACAATTTGATCTGCTGTAATCATCTCTGCTCCTTAGTGTGTTAAACAATTTAAACTACATACGTAGTATAGCATCGGTTTTACCTTTTGTCAACCCCATGCTTTAAATAACCCTGCTAGCGTAATGGTTACTCCCATAACGTTAACAATCATCTGTGGCTTATTTGCCACACGTACTGTCCAAGCAAAGTAAAAGAGCCCTCCCAGGCATCCTGCCACCAAGTTCCAGGGATAAGCACCAGGGAAGAAGCTCATGATTACGTACATGCTCATAAGGCAAGCTGTCCCTGCCCATTGTAGTACTTCATTCAACTTCATGCTACTTCCTTCAAACGGATTACGAATCCGCTGTAGTCCTTCTTAGCACGACCCTTAGCCTTTAACCCAGCAATCACACCCTTTGGGTCTAAGAAGCGCAAGTCTGTCTCGTCTGCATTAATTACGGGCAAACCCATGTGCTCTGCGGGCATTTCATCAAACACCGCCGCAATATTGTAGCCTTGTTCAATAGCCTTAGCCACGTCTGCATCATTGCCATCAGCCTTGCTGAACGTCAAGTGGTAGTTGGGAATGTCTGCAACCTTGCGACCCAAGATCTTAGTGTAGTCGTAGAACTGTACATTAGGGAACAATTCAAAGATGTTCTTAGTGCAAAACACCGGCACTTCGTACTTCTCCCAAGTCAAGTCACTAGTACCATTCAAACGAATCACGGGCGTCAATCCCTGCTTCTTAGCGAATGCAACGGCTTTCTGAATGTCGTAAGCAAGATCCAGCATAAACTGATCGCGATCAAAGAAGAACTGTACTGTCTTACGAATGCGAGCCTTTTGGATCATGTTGGTGTTCTCACCCTTCTTGAACATGCCCCCGCGTCCTGCTGTATTGAGGCAAGCTGCCTTGCAACCTGCTGTAGCCTTTGGGCAAGTGTTCTTACCGCTCAAGTCGCTAGGTGCAAGATGCAAGATAAAGCTGAGATAGCCTAGCTTCGTACCCTTTTGGATCTTTGGGTTAGCTGTGGAAAGTAATTTAAACATAGTTCGCTCCTGTTAGTGTATGTGACTATTATAGCAAGGTTTTACCTATTTGTCAACCCCTTTGACAAAGACCCTTTAGCAGTCAGGGTCAAAGCTATGCCACTCTTCCTGCTCAGTGGGCTGTCCGTCATCTTCATACGGCACCTCAACTTTAAGATTGCTCAGCAGAGCTTCTAGCACATCGTAAGCCATCTGCCAACGATCACCCTCAATGTTATAGATCTGATTGGTAGCATCCTCAAGGGTTGCAATGGCTTCTAAAACCTTGTAGTGTTGGTCTGTCATATCAATCTCCTCTAGTGTCAGTGTTGAGTGCGGGTTTGACTGTTCTGCGTATACGAACTTCTTCTTTGTGCGCTTCTGCTTTACCGCGTATCACAGCATGAACAGTGATGCCTATTTCGTCTTTGCTGTTGAGCTTACGAAGCTCTATGCACAGGGCCCAGTCCTTGTTCTCAGTCTTAGCACGATAGAAATGCTTTGCGGCACGGCTACGAACGCTCTTAAGTACTGTGGACTCAGTCTTAGCAGTCACGCCTATATAGTTGAGCCCGTTAACATTGAGCTCGTATATAATGTGATTGCGATCGACTCGCTTTTTACGGGTTGCTTTTGTTTCCATCATAAGTGTATTATACAAGGTTTTACCAACCCTGTCAACCTTTTTTGGAAATTATTTTGTTGTATTTAGACAACACCGGCGGCACTCCGGCCCGGAGGCCCTGGGCTCAGTCATGTCTGACCCAGATCCGTTTGCCTCTCCTCCCACATGGGCGAGTTTGAAACCGCTGACAACGGTGGGCAATTCACAGCAGACACGCACGACCCTTCACAGGGTGATTTGGGCTAGGCCCTCAACTTAGCTAGCGGACCCCATGGGACTTGTCAGAAATCCTTCCGGCGCTGTCCATCTAATTCATCTGCTGTTACGGTTATACAAATGGTGGGCCGTGAGTGATTCGAACACTCCACCAAAGGATTATGAGTCCTCTGCTCTAACCAAATGAGCTAACGGCCCTGATGTTACACTTAACAGTATAACATCATTTCTTCAAGGCGTGCATGAAGTTGGTTGGAAAGCCTGTTTTATTTGTTTCAAATGGCACGTGACTGGTCATGCCCTGTTTGTATGCGGGCTCAGCGGCGGCTCGCTCACGTGCTTGTTTGTCAGCTGTGGCCTTACCCGGGTCTACACGCTGTGGTTCAGCTATGGGCAAGTTAGTGGGCACAAACTTCCATGCTGATCCCAGTACAGGTGTTAGATCCCACGGGCTACGACGGATCCAGTATAGCTCAGGACGGTCTATGCCCAGCTGATCTACCATGTTGGCGTAACAGCTATCGATTCCCACAAAGATCTCAGCTTCTTCTATTACAGTGAGCCAGTCGAATATACTATCAGTCTTGACTGTGTCTACATCAATGATCTTTACAGCGGGGTCTATAAATTGTTTGACAATAGCTACATCAACACGAGCTGAACTTCCGTTAAGATGCGCTATACAATATCGTTTGGGTAGATCTAATCGATCCTTTAGTGCTAGCTCACGTCCGCTATTACGACTTATACAAGCACCCAACCGCCACTTCTTAACGAATGGAACTCCAGCTGTTTGATACTTGTACTGATCGAACTTGAGTATGTTAAACATCTCGGGATCAGTTAGTTCTGGATTTGAGCTCAAGTACTGATATAGATACAGAGCCTCATCTGGATCAACTCCCCACTCTCGAAATATGGCTAGCGGGGTCTCTAGGAAATAAGCACCTTGCGGATCCGTCTTAATAGGAACCCAATTGACCCAGGGTGCATGATCCTTAAACGTGGCTAGAAACTCCTCACAGATGGGCCATACTATAGCATCACCCTGTTCGAAGTAGTGTCGGGCAATTGGCAATGCTAATAGTATATCACCTATACCTCTTGACTGTATAATCCCTCTTTGAATTCCCATTAAGTAACCTTTGTATATGATAGCAAGTTACCATGACCATATTGTGCTTCTGCTAGTTGCTTACATTGGATATCATCATTAGCATAGATGAATGTATTAGCAGTCTGAAGTTGGTTAATCCTAACCCATATAGCATATTGATACATATATAACTCTCTTTCTTAATTATCTTACAGCGGGGTCTTTAATAGCAGATCTTGATTCTCTTAAGTATTCTTCCCAACTAGGACGAATCACTTCTGTACGTATTGCACTAGGAGCATCTGTATAAGGACAATACTGATTCCATGTACAGCGTGGATCTTTAACACCTATAGTGGGAACACCTGAACAAGCTGTAAGAGCTGTAAGGAGAGTCAGTAGACACAGTATAAGAGTGGTTCGCATAGTTAATATTATACGGTAAAACCTGACAAAAGTCAACCAGAATCAGGAGTTTTTAGGCCATTATTGAGACGTTTTTGTGGCATTTTGGCACACTTTGAGCAGGATTATTAGGTAAAAAAATTTTGATAGGCTGTGGTGGAGAGAGGCTATGCTAGATAGTTCCGCATATTATACTGCATTTCTCATGATTCCCAGCATAAGATACTGTGACCCCCACATGCTCTAGTATAATAGTTTCGATCAGCTGCCGCAGGCCCTATCTATACAGCGGGGTCACAGCCGCCTGACTGTATACACGCTAGATATATGTTCAAATCACTTGCAACTATAGTCAATTATAGTGTATTATAGTTCTATGTAGTTGATTAGCATTGTGCAGACTACTGTGGGATTTGACTAGCGATAACAAAGCAGTTATACAGATACACAGTAAATACTCACATGCGCTACTTGGTTGATCATCCTGTACAGCCTTACTTTTGTCATATAGCAACCTGTGACTGGCCAGTTGATCCACGCCACTATCAGACTGATTGGATAGCTTCAGTTACAGAATTAGAATCGTGGCTAGAGTCTTATATAGGGCATCATTACTCACATTGGGTTTACGCTACATTAAGTGATCAGCAGTACTGGCAAGCATGTGTGGGTTTTAGTCTAGAAAAGCACAAGAGCATATTTCTCTTACGCTGGGGTTAAATACAGTCATTAAAGGACATAGCTATATTATGATATTAACTCACCCGCCAGAACCCAATCATAGTCAACCAATTGATCGTAAGATACTGATTCGTCAAATAGCTCATGGACGATGGGAAATACGTCCTTTAACTCAAGATGAACGAGCAGAACACCAGCCCAGACTATCAGCGGCAACTAGAGCACAACGTGACAAGTATCTTAGTGACAGTGATCGTCGTGTACTACCAGATCGTTGGGCCACATATAGTGAAGCTGAACGTGCTCGTTGGACTGAGTTTAGACAGGCTCTACGTAAGCTACCCAATCAACCGGGCTTTCCTTACGATCATACATGGCCCACTCATCCTTTGGGCACTTACGAGTAACGTTGCTTTAGATACGCTATACTTGCTTGTATAGTTTGCTGTGGGCTGAAACTAGCTCTTAAGTCGTAGTGTTCAACACTGGCTTCTAACTGGCTAACACAGTCATCAACAACCAGCTGGGCAAACTTTAGATTATACTCTTCAATCCACTTGGCTGGATCTAGACCCTGTGTGACCTGTTGTTTAGCTTGATCGCTTAATTCTTGTACGTTCATTCTTTTACCTCTGATACTGAATGATAGTGTTTGAGTATAAACTCTGTATGGGTTTTGCTTTTTCTTTCTATCCAAAAACGTGTGCGATTTAGGTGTACTTCGTAGAGTATATTATTCGTGCTAATGTACTCGAATACCTGTTTGAAGTCTGGATGACTAGTGTATACACAGTATTGAATATACGTGTGAGGGGAGGGGTGCATGTGAGTATTTACTAGGGCCTTTCGTATAGCGAAAATTTCTGCGCTACCGCGTCGCACTTCGTGCTCAACACCTTAGGACTTTACGGGACGATGGTTTTACCAATTATGTGTAAATATCTTTGATTTACCCGGGAGCGAATCCGATGACGCATGATATCAAGTGCTATGCCTACTACCCTGTACAGTTGACCAATGGGTCATTCGTGTGGAATCAGGTCTACTGGATTGTGGATCTCAACGTATGGTGGGGGTCTGGTCCACGTACTAGGCTAATATCAGATCAAGACTATCTGTTTCACCTACTGGCCGCTTAACCTATTAGGGGCTTGCTGGGATCATCACTGCCTATGGCTTCTCTAGACACAGGGCGAGCTGGAGCCGTTTCAAAGCGGGCTAGTTTGGTTTCAAAAGCCAATATATTCTTAGTGACCCTATTAAGGCTTCTTTCGATATCGGCTATACGTTTGACGTTTTCCGGAGTGTCCCTTTTGGCTTCATTGAGATACATCTCTAGTTTGGTCTTTTCAAATGCCAGCATTTTTATATGGGCACGGATTTTGTTTAATTGGAACATAGTCATACTTACCAGGGCCAGAATCTGCTGAGGGCAGATCTGGTTCGCATACATAATAGTATAGGAGACACTATGTTAAAACCCACAAGTAATTTTAAACTCAGCAAACAGACTAAACGCTTTATGGCCACGTACACCAATGCAGAAGCTCGTAACTCATTTAAACGAGATATGATCCAAGCAGAACTGCATTCACAGATACAGCCCCCACGTAAAGAAAAGCGAACATATACACAATCAACTGGGGGTACTGACACGGACTTGACATAATAGTTCTGTTAGTATATAATTAACAAAACGGGCTCAAAATGGCCTGTTTTCGTTTACAAATTGAAATTATGGAGTAATTAAAACTACGCATCTCGGTTTTTTCGAGTTTGCAACACACAGATAGAGACAATTTAAACAATAGGAGGACAACGATATGTCTATGATACGCCGTGCTGTATGTGCGCTAATAGTATTATCGGTTCTGGCTTTCCAAAGTGTCAGTCAAGCCGAGACCCAAGGATTAGAGGGTCAACCCTATATCGTAGCTACAAATTCATTTGTGGGTATGACTAGGGAACGAGTAGGTGGAGTCGTAACAGCCATCGCTACCCCTGTGGTAGATCTTAAAGAGTTACAATGTTTGGCCCGCAATATCTTTTTTGAAGCGGCGTCAGAACCAGAAGAGGGTAAGGTCGCAGTTGGCCTAGTCACTCTCAACAGAGCACAAGATTCTAGATTCGGCCGCACTATTTGCGGAGTGGTGGATCAGAAAATGATACGCTCTTATTCCCGGGATGTGGTAGTGGAAAAACGCACTATGTTCAGAACGACCCAGGAAACCCACACAGTATGGAACCAAGTAGCCACATGCCAATTTAGTTGGGTGTGCTCCAAAGTTAAAAACCCTAAGTCTAGTGACGAGCGTTGGGAAGAAAGCCAACGTATAGCTCGTGAACTGCTAGAAGACAACGGGTCATTTTGGGAGTGGCGTGTCAAGTACGCTAAATCACTTTGGTTCCACGCAGTCACAGTTCGTCCACCATGGGCAAAGGCAAAAGAACATGTAGGCCGTATAGGCGGACATCACTTTTACCAGGAACGGATCTAAACAGATAAATATTGTTATGAGAGCCCATGAATTTATAACAGAAAAAACAGATCCTAAACTTTGCCGTTCGGGTCGTCGACTAGGACGTTCGGACTACAGTAGTTGTGTGAGCCAAGGGCTCCGTGCTCACACTTCTAAAGGCAAAGGTCACACTGATGGCAACGGCCATTATCTCAAAGGCAAGAAAGCCAAGAGCACCAAGTACGGTGGCGACGTTCCAGACTACAGCTAGTCTACCCGTGTATTACTTTTATTTTTCCGTTTTGAGTAGAATCAAACCCTAGTATATTATCGTAGACACTTCTACATACACGATTGTAGGCGGGTCTATCTTCGTAGGGAAAATGTGGACTAATTGAACAAACAAATGCTTCACGATCATTGTGATTGGCTAAAGATAACATAAGGTGATTTTGTGCCGCTTTAACACCAGCGTATCCAGCCATTTCAGTCCATGTGGTTCTTTCAAATTCTGTGGCCATACCTGTGGTCAAGAATACTATCTTACTACCCTTGGACATTTTCTTTAGAGCTTCGATAGATAATATGTGGGCTAAGACAACAGTAAAGTATAAGTTACTATACCACATATCCGAACTTACTCTTGCAGTAGATGTGAATTGTTCAGGTCTGCCCGGGTATCCATCCATGCGTCCATTGTAAAGAAATATGTCTATGTGATCAATTGATTGGATTAGCCGATTGAAATCTTCAACCACATACTGTCTTTCATTGACGTCGGTATGCGTGTGTTGTGGGTCACCGTTGGCATAGTCTCTATGAGATAGGATAAAAACATTATGCCCTTCTCTACGAGCGATCTTACAAAAATCATTGCCAAATTTACCAGGTTGACCACCCCCAAATACAACTATGTTCATAATTGATTTCCTTTATTATTAACTAGGTATTTAATACTATAAATATTACTATGAAATTTAATTGTAGTGCCGGTGGCATAGAACGTACTGTTTCAATTGATCTACCCTTAACTCCCACAAAGATCGCTATATTCATAAGTGGTGGAATGGATAGTGCTATACTCTATTACTTGTTATTGAAGGCCAATGCTGAACAAGGTAACCTGCATCAAATTATACCCTTTACTGTAAACAGGACTGAGGGTTCTCGTTATTTTACTCGTCCTGTTATAGCTCACGTACACTCACAGTTCAATATACCTTATAAAGACCCCCACGAAGTTGGCGATCCTAGTTTACCCGGTCACCTACAAGTTATGAGTGGCGCAACTAGCGTTATGCATATGGGATTTAATTCTATATACGGCGGCGTAATTACTCAACTGCCTGAACACATTATTGGTTACGATCCTGCTCCCACAGGTGATACTGAAATAATCAAGTTACCCTTCAAAGATATAACCAAGGGCTACATTATTGATCTTATTGTGCGTCATAAACAAGAAGCCTTGTTCTATCTTACACACAGTTGTTCAATATTGGAAATAGGTAAATGTAACAGTTGCAATGGTTGTAACGAACGCAACTGGGGATTTGCACAATGTGGGTTAACTGACCCTGGTACCATCTAAATCACTACGTTCAATAAACATTTCTTTAGGCTTAGATATCTTTGACGATGTTCCACACATTGCTACACACATGTTTAATTGCTTGTTATTCCAAAATTTCTCCCAGATGTTTTGATACATCTCACTATTAATAATATCCTTAATGGAGTAGTGATAAGCATTCTGTGATATAGCACCGCCTAGAGCTTCAATTAGGCTGTGATATTCATTTAACATTTGCAACCTAATCTGAGTCATACCAACAATAGTATCTACCGGTATATATGGTATTATGCCCAGATAACAGCAAGGAAATACTTGCCCGTATGCATCGATATATAGTTCATGTTGTTCTATTGCGCCACATTTGATAATACTTTCTTTTGCAATATCTCGAAAATTAGTTATAGCGTTTCGATCGATAAATTTAATTTCGCTGTAGCCGCTTGGCTCTAGAAGTCGTGTAGTATCCCCATTTTTATCATAAACAGGAAAAGTTGGATCAAAGAAGAAACGGCCGCTGTCCTTCATCGAAAATGATTCAAATCCTAACTCATTGGCTAATTGCTTGACTTTGGCAACTTGATGCTCATTGTGTTTAAATCGAATAAATGCCCACTCAGCAATGCCTCCAGCTTGTATAAAATCGTAAGCATTATCTATGATCTTATCAAAGTCAGTACCTACCCGATACAAACTGTGTGTATCTTCTAATCCGTCAATAGCAAAAACTACCCTATGATTTTTTGGCAGAGCTTTGGCTAACTGTTGCCACCAGTCTTTAGATCTAAGGCTTCCGTTGGTGTAGATCCATACGTGTAAATTGGGATTAACAGACACAGAGTATTCAATCATTGCGATTAGATCATTGTTTAATAACGGATCACCAAAGTTACCGCAGAAGTAATACTTGTCAATTTGATTTAGTACATCCGCAGTCATAATACTTTTAAACTGTTCCAAAGACCAACTAGATAATTTTATCAATGGATTATCTAGCCCACCATGTATGTTTCGCTGACATTGGGGACAACTGGCTTGACAGTTATTGGTAATTTCAAGATGTATTTGTTTTAATTCGTTAAATTTAAACATACAAGCTCTTCAATTGATTTATCTAATGCTACAGTAACAATCAGTCTTGGGCCAGGCGTAAAATGTACTGTATGAGCGCAATCTGTTTTGACAAATGCGCTGGGAGTATAGACATTTCTTGCAACTAACTCTGGAGCTCCTAAAAACTCATATCTACTTTGTGTGTCATGCCCTGGAACACTCTTGTTGGTATACTCACGACCATTAGGTGCTAGGAATTTAGTTTCTACTATCCTAGGATCGTCGTATTCAAGACTACCCCACCAAATTAAAGGATCATAGGGATTTCCCATGACCATGACATTTAGTCTTGACCGTATTCTGTAGACTGCGCCTGTTTTAGGATCAGCCTTTGTATCAATATGTGGATCCGGGTTACCCAATGTACACATAAACACGTTTATACCACCAAATTCAGTATCACACCCGTATTGATTTAAAAAGGCATTTAATTCTTGCCCTACTATACTATTACGCCATTCAGCTTGTGCTTCCGGAGTGTATTGAGTTAGGTCAGTATTATGTCCAATGTTGCCCGTTAATCGATCTTTATATCGATTTAAAATCCATTCTCGAGCATTGTTAGAAAAATTAAACGTTAGTGAATGATAAAATTTCTTCAATTGACTTATCCAATGGAACTGTTACAATTATTCGAGGAACGGGACTACAGTTTACTGTATGCACACAATCTGTTTTAACAAATGCAGTGGGCATTAATATATTTCCTGCTATACAGGTAGGAGTTCCTGCTAATTTTAATCTGTCTTCTTTAGTTTTTCCCGGAATATTTCTACAGGTAAACGGAAGATTTGTGCTTAAATCAAGATATTCAACGTCAGCCAAAGCAGGATGATCCGGGCCAAAGTCACCCCACCACCACATTTCATCTTCTGGATTTCCTTGTACCATGATGTTTAATCTTGTCTTGATAACTTTTTCGTATTTGTATGTAGTACCTAATACTTTATTGATAAGACTTTTACATAGGATATCCATATGCGGATTTCCTGGATAGTATTCTTCTCTATTACATATGAATGTAGTAATACCTGCCATACTAGTATCACACCCGTAATTTTTTAAAAAATCATTAATTTCGATACCCACTAGACTTGAATGCCATTCTTCTTGTGCTTGTTTTGAAAAGAATTCCGATGTATCGTCGTGATGATAAAATTGTTCTTTAAATTTATCTTTGTATCTATCTAAAACCCATTGCTTAGCCTCAATGGATAGATCAAAGTCTAGCGAGTGATAGTATTTTGTAGTCATTTTATTTTAATCCCCTATTGGCATTTTTTTCCAATCCTCTTCAGTGACAGATCGTTTATCCCAGGTCGCCCATGTACCTGGAACATGTTCATAATACAGATGATATTGCCAACATTTTTGTACATCATATGGACACGTTTGTATAAAGCCTTCCCCCTTCTTAAGACCGGGGATAGCTTTACAAAATGCAGAATGATATACATTCCACCATCCCACAGTTTCTTTTTTCTCACGAGACTGTATCGTTATAAAGTAAGCATCAAACTGTTTAATTAAATTTAAAGGTTTAATTATCTGTGCGTCTACCATACGGAATATATCTACCATTCCTCTAAAACTTCTTTGTCTATATTTAGGAAACAGGTATGCTCGATGCAGATGTATAGCGATATTAGATGGATATCGCCCATCATTGAATAACCCGGCCATTACAACCGGTTCGTGCGTAATTTTATCGTAAACTACTACATACCCTACGTGTTTTTCCAAAATTAAAAACTTTGGAGTATATATTTCTCTAAGCCAATTATCTTCGCTCAGACATAATTCTCGTACTTCCTCAAATTCTGCACAAGATTCATAAAATATCTTATGATAAAAATTATTAGGATTTAAAGATTGTAGGTTCATAAAAATATTTATTAGGGGCCTAATCAGGCTCGATTATTTTTGTTTTATCTTACTTGGATCAACGGCTCCAAAGTATACTTTATCAATGCGGCTTGTTTCTCCGCAGATACTAGAACAGTAGGCCATCTTACCATCCTTAACACTATCCTTAGACCAAGAATCGGCATAGACTCGATCTAAATGTCCATCATCTAAAATATCTTTTAATGAATGTTTGTTGAGATCAAAATGATCCCATCCGTAGTCGTTCATATGCTTGTGTAACTGCATTGATCTGTAGTCTGTAAATGTTCCACTAATGTGTGTACCTATGTAACAACAAGGCAATACTCTTCCAAAATTATCAACAAATATTTCTTTATCGTCTCTAAATACATTTGCTTTACATTTAATTGTACAAGCATCAAGTTTGCTAGTATCCTGTTTATTGATTATCTCATAGACTTTATTAAACTTTTCTTCATAGTTGTCATTAGACTTGTCTGCTCTTAGTGCTTTGTACTCTTCAAATTTAAATGGGTACCAACGAGCTGGGCGGGTTTCTCCTCCTACAGGATCTCTTAAGATTCTATTATCTGGATCTTTTGGAGCATGAATCATATAATCTAATTCTCCATCCCTAGTTACCGCAGGTAAAGTGGTTAGATAACTACCGGTATCTACTCCTAATGCTTTTTTAGGAACAAACAATACAAACCCTAGATCGTCTGCCATTTTGCGAGCTTCTTCTATTTGATGTTCGTTATGTTCAAATATCAAGTATTCCCACACAGCGTTACCGCCAGCATCTATAAATGCTTTAGCATTGGCCATTAAGTTTTTCCATTTAACATTTCTGCGATATATATGATTAGTATCTTCTAATCCGTCAATGCTAAAAATAAGTCTCCAACAGGTTAAATCTCTAGGATTGCGTTTAGCGAATACAGCACCTAACTTAGCCCACCATTCGGGATTACGCATACCTCCGTTAGTATGCATCTGTAGAACAAAATCGCTTTTCTTTTTAGGCTTCCACCAAGCTGTTTTTTGATATTGAGTATGCTCTAGAATATATTCACAAATTTCTAATGTATTGCTGGCCATACAAGGATCACCTTGTGTTCCGCAAAACATTATCTTAACTAGCCCTGATAACAAATCTGGTGGAAAGTATTCTTTGAATTTTTCTAAAGATATCTCTCCTATTTCTAAGTCAGGTCTGACTAACGGAGAGTTTCGATAGAAACGTACACACATGGGACATGCGGCATTACATGCATTGGTTAATTCAATATGCAGTTGACGTACTTCTTGCGTCTTCCAGAACTCAGTCATGTGCTAGCCCTATAATTTTTGCAAATTCCGGAAACACTTCTGCGTAATCTTGTTTTCGATAATCGTCGTGTATTTTAATTTCTTCTAGAAACGTATCCCACATAGCCGGATCAGGTGTGCCGTTCTCAATGAATCCAATAATGCCCGGTAATTGTGTCCATACATGTCTATAGGACTTTGGTATTGAATTAAGTCTATCAAGAACGATCTTTTTAACATCTTCTGGCATAATGCTAATATTGAAATGTCTTGGGCCGTGGACTAGATTTAGAAAACTTCCAAAGTCTGGGTATGCCCTATAGTACTCTTCTATAATCTCTGGAAGATAATAAACATTTAAATTACTCAAAGTAATAAACCAACCTATTGTTAAATTGCCTTCTTGTGTTCTAGACTTGGCCATATTAGCCTGAACAACTTCCCAGTCTGCTAGATAACGCATGTATTCAAATTGTTTACCAACTCCATCTATGCTAAAATGTACAGATATTCTTTTAAAATGTTTCCACACTTCAACCTGTTTAGGCCATAAAGTACCATTAGTAGCGTAGTGTACTTCTATATCTTTGGCATATCCTTTTTCTACAGCAAGTTCTAATATACTCCACATCTTCTTGCTCATAAAAGGTTCCCCTCCATAAAACTCTAAATGTTTTATAGTATGTAGATGGCTTTCTAGATCTGGCCAAAAATTACTTTCTTCTTCAAAACTTTTATAAAACTTTTTGATATGGCTTCGGTAATCTTTAATAGCATAGATTTTATGATATTGTGTATCATATCCCTCGTCAACCCATTGACTGCTTGAATGGGGATTACATGTTCTACAACGGATATTACATTGATTACCTAAACTGGCTTCAAAATAAACCAGCCCCTGTTGTTGATTATATCGCTCGTTATCTCTAAGTCGCTTGCTTTTTCCGCCCCCGTCTTCTTCTTCCCAACAACGAATACAACCTGTATTACGAACACCAGTCTCACAGTCTTTTTTTAGTTGTTGTAATTCGGGATGATTAAGATGTTCTTCTATAGTTTTTTCGCCCAGTATGTATTTGCTATCAGGATCTTGACTAACATACATACAACACGGACGAGTAGTTCCGTCATTACTTGCACTTAGGCTATGGAATGCATTTATGCACCAAGTATTACTTTTCATATTATATTCCTTCTCGAATCATAGTCCATTGATTTCTTTTTTCATTTAGATATTTGTAATCAGTTATTTTATCAAAATCCATATTATTTTTAAACCTTAAACAATAGTTGTCCATGTTAACTAGCTCAGATGATATAACTTCAACTCCGCAGTCTGTAATAATCTTATACCAAATATTTTCTATATTAGCATCTTTAATATCTAGAAAACGAAGTGTATGCCATCTTTCTTTTAGTGTACGTACTCCTAGTCTATTAAAATACATAAAATGGTTGTGTAGCATATTGTTATCCGCTACCCAACCAAATGCTTTGGGAGACTCTTGCGGAACAGATTTGGCTATTTGTTTAAAGTCTAATGAAGTTTTTTTATTAAAAACTATTTCCGGAGTTAAAAAGAATACTACATCATTTTCTTTCAAATGATTCAACATCAAAAATAACTGTTGATATAAAAAAAATCTGCTTTTGCTAACATCAATTAAATTAATATACTTCTTCACATCAACTACTGTACAACTAGTTGGATTAATTGTTTGTTTAAAAAAATCTAAAGATTCATTAAAACTTAAATTATTGATGCTGTGTTTTGAACCTATATTGGTGTTCCATATATCGAACACTGAATCAACGAATGCGGCATCAATTAACTCTGCTCCCTCTATATGCATTTTATGATACTGAGCACACTCAACAAATCTCAATTGACCAGCATATAACACATTAAAATTTGTCATAGTTATGTATCAAATCTTTTTATTTTCCAGATTCGTATGTTTCCTTGCACAGTTGATAAAAGTCAGTGTATTCTGGGAATAGTTCTAACAAATTAGTTCCTAATCGTTTATCATTTTCTGTAAAGAATACATAAAAGTCTCTACGACCCCTACGGATCTTATCTTGATCAACTGGATTGGTTTTCATATATTCGTGGACACGCCTAAACTTAACGATCTCTGATAATTCAAACCATTCAGCATTATCTTCCATAAATTTAAGTGTGTCATCCATATAGCTCATAAACTCTGGAGGAAGAATGTTAATCATCCAGTGCGGAGGATCTTTCAAATAAGGTATATCTAAATGTATTAGATGCGATCCGTATTGTTTGCGCCATTCAATTACTTTTTCTAATAATTTTTTATAGTTTGTCACACACAGAACATTAAACGTACACATAAAATTAACACGTTTGCCTAGCTTAACAAACTCTAGCATGTTTCTTTCCCAATGAGCACAGTTTAATCCAGTACGCATGTACTCGGCTTGAGGACCCCAACTATCAATTGAAGTAAAAATATTGAGAGTTTTGATCTTTTTGTCTTTTAACAATTTTTTAGCCTGTTCTATAAATCTATCAACTCTATTAAAACTAACTCCAAGATTGCTATTGATACTAATTTCTAAGTCTGGAGCAGGCTCTCGATCTAACAGCTCAAAGAAATCCATAGCACCTTTATTCATTAATGGTTCACCTCCTGTAATGCGAAGCGTATGTAGGTCTTTGCGTAGACTTGGCCACCATTTCCAAAACGCATCGATATAGGGATTGTCATCTTTAGGACCATAGTATGTTCCGTGATCTAGGAAGCCTATACTATATTGCGGATGTGTAATATCGTAGTCACCGTATTTCTTTACTTCTTCCATCCACATGGTACTAGCTTGCGGCCCACAGTATCCGCAACGGAAATTACAGTTGTTACCAAAGCTAACTTCCAAGTACTTGGGATTAATATCAGCGTCCCAAGGTAGTTGGGCTAGTTTCTCAATAGCTTGTTCTGCCCAAGGATTGCCGCCACTATGCAATACTCTATCGCTAGAGTGATCTCCTGGTAAATCTTCAATGTTCCAGCAGTAATAACATTCTTTAGGCCGCTCACCTTCTAACATGGCCTTGCGTTGTTCTTTCTTCCACTTGGTATTGTGTAATGCCGCAGGGTTTTCTGCGATTTCGTCCAATTGGATATGATGTGGTTTAGGGTGATAACAACTGTGATTGTCGCCTGTATGTAGATACAAAGTTTGGTGTAACCATTTCATAGCACAAAATCCAGGACCTACCGAATTAAGTCGATCTTTTACATTTTTAAAAAATTGAAGTTGTTGTTCCATAGCTGTATTTAAGTAGGTAGTTAATTCAAGATTATAGTTCTGGATAAATAATTATATGGATGCTAATACACTTTCTCAAGCCCTACAGTCTGCAATAGATCAAAATATTTGGAATTCTGATGATTTTAATAATCCGGATCTATTGATTAGTCCTTTAAAGGATTTTGCTATCAACTGGACTGATACCGGATACTATCAAATAGAAACCGACAAGATCATGTTTAACGATTGTATAGAAGGACATACTTACACTTACAGAAAATCATTTGCTGGGAATCTTGATTCAACAAGGGCACCGATTTCAAATGGATCTAGAAAAGAATGGAAAATGTTTCAAGATTTGTTTATTGAGGCATCAACGTCGGGTTTATTTAGAATAGATGCTCCTATTTCAAGAGAAGAAATAGAAGTAGGTGAGGAAATTTGGGAATATACAAGGGCGGCTCGACCTGGAGCAGGCGTGGGAGAAATCGCTGGACATTACCTGTATCCTAACACAATTGAAACATTTCTAAATAATATTATAGACCCGTACTACTATGCAATGCAGGCCGCAATTAAAGTTGCAAGAAATAATTTAGAAATCAACGGAGAAATTTACGTTCCAGAGATTGGAATTATACATATACTAGAAGACGCACAAGGTTACTATTTTGTTAAAAACTTTGATAGTTGGACTCAGACCCCTGATAAAATTATCAGGCAAAATATTAAAATTGCTCAGTTTCTAATTCAAGAAATTGCTAAATCTGAAGTGTCGGATGATTTTTTAAATCAATGGACCACAAAAGCCTTTACTAAATGGATGTCACTACTATGAATAGAAAAGACTTTTCAGTAGAAATTAAGATTGTTGATTTTCAATCAGGAAAAGAAAAAACATTTGATGTGCCAGTTTTCTCTGATAATCTAGTTTGGTCTCAGTTACTTGTAGAACGACGTATTACCCAAAGTGTAGTACTTACAGATTCTAATATTACTCTAACACTTTAAACAATTCCAATAGTCATATATCTGGTAAATTGCCAATCAGGATAAACAAATTGTTTCTCTCCTGCATAAAGATATTCACTCAACGGATACTTACTCTTAAATTCTTCTAAGCTATTAATAATAACAGTATCTTCATCATGAAGCATGTTATTACCCTGTAATACTACTTTAGTTCCTTTACTAAGATTATTAAACCAATCCATACTTTCAAAGTGTTCGGTGCTGGTATTAATTATAAGTCCCCTAAACTCTGTTTGAAAAGTATTACAGTCTCCTGTGATGGCTTTGAATTTCCAATCCTTCCATACCCAATTCTCGTTAATCATATCAGCGATGGCTTCACAGGCAGGGTCTATATCAATACTGCGAATCTTTTGCATCTTAAAGATTCCTCTCGATAACAATAAGAAAGCGGTCATGCCATGCCAGCCACCAAAGAGGTAAACATAATTTACATCCCAATTGGTTTTTTCCAGCTCTTCACAAAGCCAAATCTTACTGCCTATTTGTCCGCTACTAAACGCATCTTTGTCTACATTCATTTTTGATCTTCTGTAAATTGAGTTAATAACCAGTCATAGTCATTTATTTTTTCTAATGCGTATGGATTGCTAATGTTTGTACTACCATATTTGGCCCCAGCTAGTGCTCCTGCAATAGCGTACTTGCCGTACTGAGCACCGTTGTTAATATTTGTCCAAGCATATAATCTTTCTACAGTTTCTTTATTGAGTTGTTTCTTTATGAGCTTAGAACTAAGTTTAGCACATTCTCTAAATGCACTTTTCCAAGTACTAAACTCATCTGTATTAAATCTAGTCTCACAAGCAACTACGGGTATTACTTTAACATCTCCCACACTAGTCGCAGTATCAATTACTCCTGCTTGTGCTGTTTGAAAATGTGACTTAGAAAATAACTTAATACCGCCATACCCGTATTCTAAGCCGTTTACAGGGTTGTGACTATACCATATGTGAACAGTATCTCTGTCTTGGATAGGAGGTACGTAATCAAATTGAAAATCTTTAACAAACGCATCTGCGTCAACTACATAAAACATATCTGTTTGTGCTATAGTAGAGGCCGCAATGTGTGCATTATAAATGCCTTTAACTCCTACAACTCTTTTCGCTCTAGGGCAAACAGTTTGTAATTGTTCCCAATTAGCTTGTGCATCTGTTTCGTTATATGTTAAAAATATAACATCAAATAGATTGTTTATGTATTTGTTATCAGCAACTCCGATAACCTTACGCCCGCTAGCTGACTCAATGTAAGACACAGTAACAGCATCAACTTCTGCGCCGTTAGTTAATGCTGTATTATAAGTCCATATATGTTTATACGGCAAGTCCCAAGCAGGAACTTTATAATCTAGTATTTTAGAATTGACTAGGGCATACTCATTTGTTTCAATGCGGTGCGGTGTTAACCGTAGCTGAACAATTTGAACATGCCCGTTCCAGTTTTTAGGAAAACGTTTAGCAATCCAACCTTCACCAATTTTGTACTTAATACAATTATCACTTAACTGAACGTCAATATCAATTAGTTTTAAAATTGATTCATCTAATTCTGGATTGACAACTAGAAAATAATCTTCGTCGGTGCATAGCCGGCTTAATGCCTGGTTGCTATTCCAATCAACAGATTTAACTAATTCAGCATCAACTATTTTCATGTTAATCCCAAGGAACAATTTGAAATGTCATCATTAATATCTTTCTATCTTGAGATACTTTGTTTACCCAATGCCAACTGTTTTCTGTGTTTAACCAAATTACTCCACGGCCTTTCTTTCCAGGAGCTCGATATTGTGTTTCCGTTTCTTTTCCAAAAAATGATTTTTTAGTCGAACTAATCACAGTTAACGATTCGTTATCAAATATATTTAAATACCCTGCCGCATAAACAGACCTGTTATCGATATGTTGATTCATACTATAACCTTTTAAATCTGTTATTAACGTTGAATAAATGTTAATGCGTCTAACCATAGAGCTAGCAATATTTGGCCATCTACTTTTTGTATCAATTGTTAAAAATTTTTCAACAAGCTGAAGTTTAGACTTTTCAATTGCTTGTTCAAACAAAGTAAAATCTAAATTATCTATCTTATTACTTTTACGAGTAAGTCGTTTATCTAATTCTTTATATTCGAGTCCCCTAGTATCATCCTCTGTTCTCCAATCTTTATAATTGTCAAACAGCATCTGTAAATTATCTACAGGATACTCAAACTCCACTACTGGGGACTCTTCGTTAGCTGTAATAAATTCTATAGTCATAAGTCAAGTAAATCCCAATTAGTATCTAGTTCCTTAACCATATGATCGTACCTAGGCGGATTGACCCATACTTCTTTAAAGAAACGACTTTGTTCCGAACTAAAATATTGCATAGGCAAATCTAGTTCATGCTTTAATTTTTCACCTAACAGTGGAATCTGCTCTAGGGGATCATTACATGCTAGTTCTTCAAACAAGTTATTAAGATAATCAAAGTCTCGGACTTGTACATAATCCCAATCTGTACAATTGGTCATATAGCATCCTAGTCTAGCACCGTACATTGCCCATATGCCTTGCGATACATCTGCTCCTATATTACACCATATTAATAGTCGTTGATAATTGCGGCGAACTAGCTGATGTTTAGGATTAATAAGTTTTTGTTTAACTCCGTTGTTTAAGGTCATTTTTACACCTTCTCGGAATCCTGCTCGCCATGCTTGTAACGGACTAGCATTATTATAACTTACTGAATACAAGTTGGCCATTTGCTTGTAGTCGTCACTCCAACAAAAATCTACTTGGGATTGTTCTGAATCAGCAAGCTCGTGGGTTTTCATATTTTGAACAAACTCTCTAGTCCAGGACTTTAACCCGCCATTACCGTAAACTAATCCGTTTATAATGTTTTTACCACACCAAGACAACTGTTTATTTCTAAGAACAGGCGTTCCAACAAAATCCAATACAACATCAAAGAACTTAGGGTCTACAATATTGTCGCCGTCTACGGTAATAAAACGTTCAGTATTGCTTAATTCAGCCGCGGCCTTGTGTGCGGCATCTGATCCTTTAACTCCGTGTACTCTTTTGGCCCACGGTGCTTTGCTTAATAAATCTGCCCAGTTACGATCAGCGTTAGGTTCATCATAACTGATAAAAATGCAGTCGAGTTCGTTTAGGGTGACGTTCTTAACTATCTCTGGCTCAGAGATTTTAATCAGTGGAGTTGCTCTTTCTAATTCATTATCAACGACGATAAAATCTTCTACCTTCCAGTAACCAGATTCGAAGTTATCGAGCTCAATTTCCGAAAGCTCAATATTAAAATGCTTTTGATAGTTCATCAACTATATCCTTATCCACGTAATGCAAAATGCCTGTTTGTACATAATTACCTACTTTTACCTGGTTGGGGTCAACATTCAGACTTAAGAACTTTCTCCAATTTTCTGGCTTTGAATGTGTAAATGTTGGATAGTCTAGTGGGGTGAACGGAGTTATGCCCATATAGGCTACCGCTATACCCATAGCTATGTCTATACTAGGAGTAGCTTGTCTATTAACAGGAGTGTACTCCCAAGACCATTGCTCCCAATTGGTT